AGAACGCAGGACATGGTGACGGCGCTTCTGCTGGTGTCACTGGATGTTTCCCACTCAACATTAAGTTAGATGAGTCAGAGACATCAAGTCCATTCAATACCTCAACATATACAACTGTTGGAACTTTTGTTGCGAAGTATCCTGGCTCATATGGTAACAGTATCGGCGTTGCCGTATGGGATAGTGCTGCGGCCGGAACTTCCGGTGCAGATGGTGGTACTTTTGCTAACTGGGGACCAACATCAGGTCTAACTGGAACATGGGCACAGTACTTCAGAGAAGTACCAGACACATCACAAAGAGCTCAGGATCGTACTGGAATCACAACTGGTTTCAATGACGAAATGCACGTTCTTGTCTTTGATGCTGATGGTAAACTCACTGGTACAAAGAATACCGTTCTTGAAGTATACGAGGGTGTTTCAAAGGCAACAGACGCCAAACTCTCAGACGGTACTTCAAACTACTACAGAACTAAGATCAACAACACATCCGATTGGATTCTAGTTACTAAGGCAGTTGAACAACCCAGTCCAACTGGATTGAACCAAACTATCGGAGAAGTTTACAACGGAAATTCTGGAAACTCCTTCGGTGCATTCTTCAATGCTGGTTCTGGAACATATGAAGCAGAACTTCGAAATGGAATCCAACTCAGTGGTGGAACTTCCGATGGTGAAATGGGCGTTACAAGTGCAATTGACACTGAATGGACAAATCACTTCGACAACGCAGAGGACAGAGACGTTTCATTCCTCGTCGCCGGTCCTGCTGATGCGGCCGTCGCCAACATCTTAGTTGGTATTGCAGAGAGAAGAAAGGACTGCCTTGCTGTTCTTTCACCAGAACTCGCTGATTGCACCAACACAGATAACAACACAAATAAAAACAACGTCATAGAATTCCGGGGAACAATCAATCCAAAGAGTTCCTATGCTGTCATGGACAGTGGTTGGAAGGTAGTTTACGATCCATACAACGACAAGTATCGTTACTGCCCACTCAATGGTGATATCGCTGGTATCATGGTCCGTTCTGATCAAGACTTTGAACCTTGGTACTCACCAGCCGGATTCAGTAGAGGTAGACTTCGTAACGTCGTAAGACTTGCATGGTCGCCAAACAAGGCACAGAGAGACGATCTCTACGTCAAGGGTATTAACCCAGTCGTAAACTTCGAGAACGAAGGTATTGTTCTCTTCGGTGATAAGACCATGTTGGCGAAACCATCTGCCTTCGACCGTATCAATGTTCGTAGACTCTTCAATGTTCTTGAGAAGTCAATCGCTACTGCTGCGAGATTCTCACTGTTCGAGTTCAACGATTCATTCACACGATCTGCGTTCAAGAACCTCGTAGAACCATTCCTTCGTGATGTTCAGTCACGCCGTGGTCTTTACGACTTCAAGGTTGTATGTGATGAAACCAACAACACTCCAGTCGTAATCGACAGAAACGAGTTTGTTGCTGACATCTACATCAAACCAGCACGTTCGATCAACTTCATCACACTTAACTTCATCGCTACACCAACTGGTGTTGATTTTGAAGAAATTGGTGCCTGACCCAGATTTTCGTTATAAATAACAAAGAGAACTAGGGAGTAACTAATGCCTTCACTGACAATCGACAAACTAAAGCAAGCCCTTAGAGGCGGTGTACGAAGTAATCTCTTCCAAATCACCGTCTATCCAGTAGGTGCAAATGTTCCGCCAATCCCAGGCGGCGATGGTGGTGAAAACCTTTCCATTCTGATTCGTGCAGGACAGATTCCAGCTTCAACCGTTGGATCAATCGAAGTTCCATTCCGTGGACTGCGATACAAAGTTCCTGGCGACAGAACATTTGATCCTTGGACAATGACCGTTTACAATGATCCAAACATGGAGTTCAGAGGATTCTTTGAACAATGGTCAAACAACATGAAGGGTTTGGCCTCAAACACTGGTCAACTCGACCCAACTACACTTTATGGTGCAATTGAAATTCGTCAGTTGAACAATCAAGGAGAAATCATCGGTCAACCTTGGACACTATATTCCTGCTGGCCATCAGATGTTTCCGCAATTGATCTATCAGCTGATAATGAAAATACAGTTTCAGACTTTACCGTTACATGGCAATACCAGTACTGGACACACCAACCATATACTGACGGACCAAATGCCGATACAGTAACAAGTGGTATTTTCTGATCCATTTTAGAATGAAGGAAGTGATATGCCTGATTTGTTTGGATTCTCTTTCGGGAGAAACAGTAAGAAAGTCTTAGACGATACCGTCAAAAAACCTGACGGGACATTAGTAAACCCATCGTTCGTGCCACCTGACATGGACGATGGGTCTGCTATTGTCGGCGGTGGAGGATACTTTGGCCAATATCTTGACATGGACGGAGCAATTCGTTCAGACAATGATTTGATCATGAAGTATCGTTCTATGGCTATGCACTCAGAGATTGAGATGGCCGTAGAAGATATTCTCAACGAAGCGATTGTGTATGAAGTAGATTACCCCGCAGTCAAACTTAGACTTGAACAACTTGAAGTTTCGGATTCAATAAAGAGAAGAATGGAAGAAGAATTTGAAACCGTTCTGAAACTCTTGAATTTCACAAATCGAGGATATGATATTTTCCGAAGATGGTATATTGAAGGAAGACTATATTATCACTTGATTGTTGACAAGAAGAACCCAAAGAAGGGTATTGTAGAACTTCGAGCAGTTGATCCAATCAAAATGAAGAAGATCAAACAAGTCTACAAGAAAAAAGATGAAAGAACTCAAGTTGAGATGGTAACAAAAGTAGATGACTTCTTTATCTACTTTGATAAGGCTTACATTGACAAATATGGAACAGGTCTACAGATCATCAATACACAGGGTATAGAAGGTCTGAAGATTTCAACAGAAGCTGTTTGTTACGTTCCATCTGGTCTATACGATTTCGAGAACAAACGAGTCATTGGTTATCTTCATAAAGCAATCAAACCACTCAATCAACTTCGAATGATTGAAGATGCGGTAGTCATTTATCGCATCTCAAGAGCTCCAGAACGACGAATCTTTTATATCGACGTAGGTTCTCTTCCGAAGACAAAGGCAGAACAGTATCTTCGTGAGATCATGAATAAGTATCGTAACAAGTTAGTTTACGATGCTTCTACGGGTGAGATTCGAGACGACCGCAGGCACATGTCAATGCTTGAAGACTTCTGGCTTCCTCGTCGTGAAGGTGGTCGGGGTACAGAAATTCAAACACTGGACGGTGGCCAGAACCTCGGTGAAATGGAAGATGTAGATTACTTCAAGAAGAAACTCTACCGTTCATTGAATGTTCCAATCACTCGACTCGAACCAGACACTGGATTCAATCTTGGTCGTGCATCTGAAATCACCAGAGACGAATTGAAGTTTGGTAAATTCATTGACAAACTTCGTTCTTCATTTTCTCAACTGTTTGTAAATCTTCTCCGCACTCAATTACTTCTCAAGGGTGTTATGCGAGAAGAAGAGTGGAAGGATATCGAACAAGACATCCGCTTTGACTTCAACCGCGATTCATATTTTACAGAACTCAAGAACACAGAAATAATGAAAGAACGTCTTGAGTTAATTCGTGAAATGGAAGAACACATCGGTACTTACTTCTCAAGAAACTTCGTCAAGAAGAACATTCTCCATCAATCTGAAAAGGAAATTTTAGAAATGGAGAAAGAAATTGAGAAGGAAACCAAGGAAGGTGATATAGATATGAGTGGCGGAATGGAAGATCAACAACAACCTCCGCCAAGGAGATAATAAATGGCCTCAGCAAACTACGATATTTCCCATGAACAAGGCACAGACTTTGTTCTGAATATCAATTATTACGACGACACAGGAACTCCAATAGATATGACCCAGAATTACTGGGCTAAATTGGATGTTCGTGGTCAAAGATACGAACTTGATACTTCAGATACTTCCTTGAAGATTCGATTCTCCACAAACAATGGTCACGGATACACTGGTTATAGTGGTGAAACATACTATGGATTCGGTGGAACATGGGCTAAAAAGATAGGTCATATCTCTCTGGATGGTGAATATGTTTATACTACAGATGGAGATGGAGCAACCTCTAGTGGCGTCACTGGTCAAATATCTCTTTCGTTCACCAAACAGGCTTCAGCTTCTTTAGCATCTGGTGCATACTTGTACGACTTGTTCTTGTTTACTGACAGGGGTATTTCGACTGGAAGTACATCGGACGCTCTGGCTGAAAGATTAATTGCTGGTAAATTCATAGTATCTCCAACAATCTCAAACCCGGACTTTGATGGATAATGTCACTCCGAATTGCCAATCAAAAAACTCATCGCATAGGAAAATACGGACAAAACTTTATTACATATTTAAAAAGAAGTTCTGTTCCATCTTTTAATGCCCCTCTAATCAGGTTAGCACCGCTTAAAACAACCTGCTCACCTTGTGCAATAGCACCTTCAGCACCAACAGTTACGCCAGTAGTCATACCAGTAGCAAGCTTTCGACGAAGCGGAGTAAGACCAGCTTTTTGTCTCTGCTTACCACCAGCAGTACGGATCGAAGGAGTAGTAGCCTCAGAGGTCAAAGGTCGATACTGACGATCAAGTTGTGGAGGTTTGGGAATTTCAAACTGTTTAGATACAGGTTGAGCA